TAGTATTATCTAAACCATCTTTAACTGTTTCAACCCAAGCAGAGCCGTCCCACTTAACAAAATAATTATCAAACTCTGTACCACCATCGCCAACTATTTCAGTAACAAATCCCGTATATCCTTTATAAGGTAAATCAGAAAATGAATTTATTTTATCTTTTGTTAATATTAGACCATCACCGCCTAAACCATCTGATACAGTTGCAGTAAATGTTCCTGAATTTTTTGCAACATAAATAATAGAGCCATCTCTACTAATTGTATATCCTGATAAATTAGCATTTAAATCGTTTGTTAATTCTGTTGCAATATTATCTGTTGTAATTGACGAAGCGTTGCCTGCACTAGAATTATCTAAAGTTTGAAAACTAGCAACTTCAGTTCCGTTAATATTAATTTTATAAGTAGTTTTATATTGACCATTTTTTACATAAAACAAAGCTTCATCTGGTCTAGTTGCAGACGCACTACCAGACAATGCTGTAGTTTTAGTTTTGTTTACAATAAAAGTGTAATCAGCAACAGTTACTAAATTAAAATCTTTTTGTGGAGTTGATGATGTTAAATAAGATAAACCATCAGGTGCAACAACAGTTTTGTTGTTACCTGCTAAATCATAAACTTTTATTGATTGGTTATTAACTAATACAGTATACTGTTCGTTAGCATCTCTATTAATAATGTGTACTTTACTGTTTGTAAAAGTATCAGTATTTAATTTTGCAATATGTTCAGTAGGTGGTCTTTTACCTAAACCAGTAATAATATCAGAAAGACCATTCTCTTGTATTGTAGCTTGGTTTGGTAACTTAACTGTATCTGGTTGTTGGGAAACTCCATTTAACAAATTTGGAAGTGAATTTGAAATTAATCTTGCACTCATTATTCATCGCTAATTGTAGTTTTCGCAGGTTGAAAATTATCTCTGTCGATAACTCTATATGTACTGTAGTTATCAAAGATACTATGATCTCTAGTATCTCCCTCGTGTTCTTTCAAAGCAGATAAAGCTTGTAGTTCATCAATTTGATGAAACGTATGTAAAGTCTCAGACGCTAACATTCTGTCTTGAAATATTCTAGAGGCTCTTATTGTAATGTATCTTCTTGCTGTTTCTGGTAAATCTGTAAATTCTAAAAACCAAGTTATATTAACTCTTACATCTTTATTAATGGTGTAAGTATGATTTTCTCTATCCCAAAGTTTTCTTCCTCTTTCAACTAAATCTAAATCAGCATCTTGATTAGAGTTATCTACTCTTAAACAGTTAGATGGTAATTCAATTTGATTAGATGTATTTTTAACTAATTTATAATTAGTATCACTGTTAAAATGCCAACCTACACTTTGTACTTCTCTAGAAACATTATCTAAAATTTGAATAGCAATAGACACATCTGTAGTAGTTGAAGATGTAATTGTGTTAACAGGACTTTCTCCTATCGCTGTAAGCATTACATTAACTGCTTCAAGTTTTGATGTTACTGTAGTTGTCATAATATAAATTCTATAAGTTAATAGAGAGGCGACCAAAGTCGCCCCTCAATGTAAAAAACGTAATTAAGTATTACGCTTTCTTGATTTCAATCGAACAGATTGGATTTAAAGGTGCATGACCCATAGCATACTTAGCTACCATCAATGTACCTTGTCTCTGAATTTGGTATTCCATTTCAGTAGACAGATCCATAAGTTTAACTGTTCCAACTGCATTTTTCTGCCAAACACAACCAACAGTGTTAGAAAAGTTCCCTGCAAAATTTGAAGAAGAACCTTGTGCAACACCTGAGCTAATATTTGTAGATGGTAAATTGTTTGTAGGTACAATGTTAATACCTGCAACTTTAAGAACTTTACCATCAGAGTAAGAACCAGATCCACCCCAATCTCTGTTAATAACAGTAGTACCTTGAATTAAAGTATAGTAAGTCGCTGGTGCAACTGCACAATATCTATCTTCCGCTGGTACATCGGCTGCATCTAATTTTTCAGCTGCACTGAAAATAGAAGCTGCTGCTGAAGCTGCGTTTGTTTCAAAGTCAGCATCAGTAATCGCCTGTCCTGCTGCTTGTGGTGAAGCTGCAGAAGCTCTACTGTTTAAGATTAAGTTTTGATAAACGTGTTTATCCATTTGGTTAGCCAATGCTCGGCCAAGCTCTTTTGAATAAATACTACGCACATCGTAATGTGACATAGCTTCGTCTATCTTTGCGATAAACACAGGTGCAATCAATAAGTTCTCAATTGAGATTGTTCTCTCATTGTGAGTTACAGATCCGCCTGTGATTTCATTTCCAGCAGTGTGATATGCAGCAGTCGTAACTTTGCCAACCACAGGAAATTGTGCACTTTTGCCTGAACTAATTGTTCTGACTAAGTGTTTGTCTAGTGTCGAGTTTGCTGTTTCAAAAGCAGTAATAACTTCTCCACTGAAGACCTTTAAAAAGGCTGCAGTAGTACTACCTGATCCAGCATTCTGACCTATATTTGATACAGTATAATTTGACATTATATATATCTCCTTATGTTATTATAGGTTGTTGCTAATTAAGCGTAGTAATTTCAGTCACAGAATTATCCGTCCTCAGACGGGTTAAGTCTTACTTTCACTTGCTATTCTAGGACAGCAATTTATCCACAGAATTTTATTAAATAACTTTAGATCTAGAAACTTTGTCAGCAACCATTTTTCTAAATGCACTATCTGTAGCGTATCTAGGATCTGCCATGTCGGCTTTCATTTGTCCTATACTTTCATACGCAGAACCAGATTGTTGTTGTGTATTGTCGCCTGTTGATAGACTAGGTTCTTTAGTTTCAGATTGAAAACGAGCATACATACCTTTTATAGTAAATAATGCAGTCTCGTTATCTTTACCAATGTTATCATTGAATTGTTGTATTTCACTTTCGGGTAAATTTTCAGTTACCCAATCAGTCATACTTTTATAATTTTCTTCGCCACCTGTACTGTCAAAAGCTTGTTGTTCAAACTTTTGTGCAACTGCTTCTAAGCCTGCTAAATAATTATCAATGTATGATTTTGGCAATCCTGCCTTTTCAAGAGATTGAATAGTGTTTTCACTTAACTCTCCGTTTTCATCAAACTCTTTTTGTGCACTATTAAAATCAAATGAACTAGGAGGCGTATCTGCTTCTAGTTTAGTTTCTTCTTTAGGTGCCTCAGATTGTTTCTTTTCTAATTCTTGATAAGACTTTATTAAATCTTCTTGTGACTTAAACTTACCTAAAATTAATTCTTCTTTTGCAGGTGCTTCTGTCGGTGCTGTTTCAGTAGTTGCAACATTATTTGCATCATCAGCTTTTTTAGACATTTCATCTAAATATTCTTGAGTTTCTTTTACTTCTTCGACAGGTACTTCTACTTTGTCAACCATTTCTTCTCCTTATTATTGATCTTGATTTTTAAAACTATCCCTGACCATACCCATGCCCTCTTTTACAATAGCAGGGGAATTTTGTTCCATCATCATTTGTTCTTGTTGAGCTTGTTGTTCTGCTTGGATTTGTTCTGGAGATTTTATAAGTCCCTCCATCTCTACTCCAAGAGAGGTACCAACACGTTTCACATACTCATCTAAATTAAGATAAGTCATAAGCTGTTGTGCGAAAGGTTGTAGCTGTTGTACAAATGTATTTAATCTTTGTAAGTCGCTAGATCTACCTAAAGCTTCTAGTCCTGTTACAATTTTAGGACGTATACTTTCTTTAGGTAAAGTTGGTAATGCTTTTTTTCTTTCCATTTGAAACATCAATCTGTTTATTAATGGAAGCTGTAATTCTTGAGACAATAAAGAATATAGGCCACCTAAACTATCATCTAGTTCTTTAGAAACATAGTTTATTTCTGTAGCTGTAACTCTATCGTTTTGTCTTTGTACTGATGTATTTAACATAAAAGCAAATTGTAATCTTTCTTCAATTAACTTCATTGTTTGGAATGCAATATTAAAATCAGAAAACTTATTAACCTGAAGTGTGGTAACATCTTCTGCATTACCCTCACGGATTGCACCATTAGGACTTTCAGATAAAGTTTTTAAACGAGTTGATCCATTTGGTTTTACTAAAAATAAAACTTTACTTGCAGCGGCAGAACCCTCGACTACAGATCTGTATAATGCTTCTAAACTACGAAGATCGCCAATGTACTCTTCAATGAATCCTCTACCGTAATCGCTATTGTCGATAGACGTATATCTAAGTGGTATAAATGCGTTTTTATCTATAGGATATGTACCTACAGATGATGGTACAATCTTTTCGTAAATCTCTTGGTGTACTTCCCATTTTTTACCGTTAGCTGATCTTTTAACACAAGTGTAAATTTCACAAGTATCATCGTAACCATCTTTTTCTTTGTCGCCCTCTACTAATAATTTTTGTTCTTCTGTAAGTGAAGATGGTGCTACCATATCTTTTGTAATTATTTCTAATACATTTCCAATACCATCTCTTTTGACTACATATCTATCAAGATGATATACTTTCATTTTTAAATCTGGTGTTATGTATAATAAAACATTACCGCAAATTATGAGGTGCTTAATTGCTTCAAATAAAGCATTTCTAAAGTTGTTAACTTCCATTTCATTCATAACAACTCGTTCAATAGAACCCATAGCTTTTTCAAACTCGCCTTTCATATCATCTCGACCTGAAAGCTCAGACAAAGTAAACTCGTCAAGTGTTAGTCTAAAGAAAGGTTGATTAGGGGGAAGTAAAGCTAGAAGTAGCTTTGAAGATAAGTTATTAGTACCTCTAGCACCAATACCTTGATATGGAGTATGTAAAATAGTATGTTTGCTATGATACTCTCTTGGCATTATAGACGGGATCGTAAACTCAGCACTGTCCCGTGCACGATCTAAAAAAGGATCTCTAATAGTCTCAAGCGTATTATATCTTGATTTTGCAGTAGAATAATTAGCCATATATATTATTTATTAAGGTACGTTTGGACCTGTTCCACTTGATCCTACACCAACTTGTAAAGGTATTCTTAAAGCAGCTTTTCCTCTTTTTTTAGAATAACTAACTCTACTAGATGTATTTACTCTAGGTGTTTTTGGAGCTTTTTCTCTTAGTCTAGTAGCAGTAGCGTTAATTTCTGTTGCTGGCGGAGCTGGTGTTGGAGGTGGTGGTGGAGTTCTGGGTCTTGAAGGAACACACATTTATTTAATATCTCCTATTATTGTTTCATTTAAAATATTGTTTTCTTTATCATTTAAAATTTTTTCTAAATGGGACACAACACTTGATTGGCCTGCTTTAAACCACACTTTTCTGTCATTATCGGCAAGATTAGGGGATTTATCAGGGAATTGTTTTTTTAAATAATCAATTAACTCTTGTGAAATCATAATTATATCCAAGAGAGCAACTATTTAGCTTTAATTTTAAGGGGAATAGGTACTACTTTGAGTACATTTTTGGTAGGTATGACCATAGTATTACCACCCTCAGCAATAACATATTGGTCGTTTTTTGTATCTGTTGTAAAATCAGAAGCTAAAACAAAAGCGTCTTCGGTATGATTTATAAGAAAACCAACACTAATACAAATAGTAGGTAACATTTGTTCAATAGTTGTTAACTCATTCCAACTACTATCGGAGTTTGCATCTTCCCAAAGTACAAATACAAATTTATATTTCGGTGGGTTTAGACTGATCCACTGCAAAATTTTCTTTAGGAGTTTCTTCATCTTTTTCATCTTCTATTGGCACCTCCTCTAAGGTTGATCGTTTTTCTCTGTGTTCTAATATCGTAAATACTGCTTTTGTACTTGGTGGATATTCTTTACTTACATCTGGTGTTCTAGCATAAAATATATCTTCCATAAGTATATCTACATTCATATAAGTTTTCTTTTTCCATTTTTTAACTTCGTTACTCATAATCTCTTTCTATAATCATTTCTAAATAGTGAATTGCTTTTTCTATGTCTTTACGTTTGCCTTTCTTTTTGTGTCGGCAAATGTATTTAATAGCGTTACCTTCTGCGAATGGTAAATTATTTTCATTAATAAACTGTGCGGGTTGTATCTTCATGTTTTTATAATGATCTCCGTCAACTTGTTTATCTAAAGAATCATACTCTATACTCTTAAACATATCTTTATTTGTCATCTCCACTCCATAATATTGGTTGTTTCTTTTTAAAATCGTAATCAGTGTTTCTTAATATTCTAGCTAATCTTGCTTGTACTAAAGCATCATCTTCTGTTAGACCTTGTTCTTTGTAACAGCTCTTAACAACTTTCCATAAATTCTTTTTCTTTGTAAGTGTCTTTTTAGTTTTTACTTCTCCGTAAGTGGGAGCCCCTTTATAATTATCTGTAGCGTCCCCTACTAAACATTGGTAATAAAAATTATAGTCTGCTTGTTTTTTTGTAATGCCGTAAAATTCTTTTTGTGTAGGATTATAATGTAAACCTGCTATTTGATCTAAGTCTTTATCAATACTACAAATAATTTTATTACCTTTAATTATGTTTGAAGTAGCTAATATTCCAAGTATATCATCAGCTTCTATTTTAGGTCTAACAAAACCATTATAATTTTTTGTAATATACTCACGACAAAAATTTAATGTTAATGGTTTTCTTTGTTTAGTTCTATTAAGTTTATAATTAGGATATATTTCTTTTCTAAAGTTATCTTTATCACTAAATGCAGATATAAGTTCTTTGCATTGAGTATCTTGTTTAAGAGTATTGTAGTAATCTTTAATTTTTCTTACACAATCTTTTTCATCACTATGTAAAGTCCATATTGCATATTCATCTTCTCTATCTCCCCATCTAATAGCTTCTTCTGTTGAAAATGCTATTTGATACGCTATTACATCAGCGTCTACTAACAGTGTACTCATTATCCGTTTCCTTTTGGTTTTATGGTATTTAAATTTACATGAATGACGTTACCGTCTCTGTTTTTAATTTTTTTTCTAAAATCATTTTCATCAAAATCTTTTTCTGTTGCTTCTATTATTGGTAAAGTACCTAAATAAGCACCGTGATTTTCAACAGTTTTTAAAAAACCAGATAGTATAGATCCAATTTGAACTGCAGGACTGTTAATCATATCTTCTGGTTTTTCTGAATCAGAATATTTTTCAAAGATACTAAATTCAATTTTATCTTTACTGTCTTCTTTATCGTGTAAAACTATAATAACTTGCATTTTATATCCTTTAATTTTTGCCACCAAGCGTCTGCGATTTTATATAAATCTGTGGGTGCTTTAGTGTTTCCTTTTTTAGTGTTGCATGAATGACAAATGATCCATATGTTTTCTTTTTCATATCCTTTAGTGACATCTAATCTATCTACTGACGGTGAATTTTCTTGATTACCTTGTGGTACCATTATTGTTTGACAACACGGACAATGACTTGGAGTAATGTTTATTAACTCGTCTATAGTTAAACCACAATCGTGCCCTTGTCGTTTCCTTTGGTTGCATAAAGAATTTGATGCCCATTTTCTCCATTTTAAATTAATGGGTTTCAGCCCAACTTTTACCGACACGGTATTCAGCTCCTAAAGGCACCCTTAGATTAAAATGTTCCCCTGCTTCTTTAATACTTTCTACCGCTAACTTACCTACTTCATTTGCAATTTCTGGTCTTGCATCTATTTGAAATTCATCATGTATGTTTGCTATAACAAATGCGTCCATACTTTTTAATTTATTCCAAAGTATAGTTAATGCTTTTTTCATAAGTATAGCTCCGCAACTTTGGATTAAAGCATTTAAACTCGAATGGTTACTTCTTATCGTAAGTATTCTTTTATCTATTGCTCTTATGTGTCCAACACCTTCTAACTTTTCAATAATGTCATTTTTAATTTCTTGTAAGAAAGGTAATACTCTATAAAATTTATCTAATACTTCTTTCGCTTGGCTCATAGAACAATCAAGTATTTCCATAACTCTCCGTGAGCTCGCACCATACAAAACTGCATAGAGAATTGTCTTAGCAAGGTTACGATTACTTAAACCTAAATTCTTTTGATTGTAGGTATGTATGTCACCGTTAAGTATTAAATCTACATACTCCTTACCACCCGTGTAGTTATAAATATAGTGGGCTAGACATCTCGCTTCTAATCCGCTTGCGTCACAGCCCACTAATACATAACCAATAGAGGGAGTAAAAAGACTACGACACTCTGTGCCGTATTGGGAATGAACACTAGGTACCTGTTGTAAATTAGGCGACCTACTACTCATTCTGCCTGTAGTTATGTTCGTTATATAATTAGTATGTATACGGCCATTCTTAACGACCTTTAACCAAGCGTGTTTACCATCGCTTAACATACCTAATCTTTTTTCTATTAATAAATATTCGTTTAATTCTTTTGCTTCGGGATAATCTAAATGACCTAATGTTTCTTCATCTACGATTGGTAATCCTGTTTCAGAAAACTTTTTAGGTTTCCAATTTCTTAATTCTATAAGTCTATTTGATATGTGTTGACGACTAGACGGATTAAACTTCATTGTCTTAGATTTTCTAATAGCTACACCTTTTTTGTAACCAAGCTTTTTATTATTAACTTTTGGTACAAACTCTCCAAGATCAACTTGCCAATCGGGAAACCTATTTTCTAAACTTAATTTAAGATCGTGTGTACGACCTAATAATTTAGCGTGTAATTCTTTTGCTCTTTCTTCATTAAATCCAAAACCTTTTTCTTCTTGTAATTTTAGTATGTTTGCTACTTCATGCTCTAGATCAATACTCTCCTGACTAAATCCTTTTTCTAATAACTTTTTATAAAGTAATGAAGTTAGTTTCACATCTTGAATACAATACTCAAGCATAGCAGGTGTAAAGGTATCAAAGCTATATACCTCAGCAAAATCTCCTTTATGAAAATTTAATCTTTGGCCCCATGCTTTTAAACTGTGCTTACCAACAGTAGATCGTTCAATACGATCACTTGCTAACAACTTATAATCTACGCTATTCGCTATGTCAGGGTAGATTAGACGGCTTAAACATAGAGTGTCGTGTACTAGATCAGGGCTATGATCATAGTCATACAAACGTTTTAGCACAGGAAGGTCGTACTTAATCACGTTGTGTCCCACGATTAAATTGTCAGCAAGTAAATCAATACCTTTCGGTATATCTCGTCCTACGAACGAAATTTCTTCATCATCTTTTTGCAAGACTAAACAATGTACTTTAGATGGGTTTAGACCATCTGTTTCTATATCAAAAATTATTGGTTTGTTCATATTCTAATAACCTTCCCGTATCGGAGTTGTATTGAAGTGTTGTTCCAACACCTGTAATTCCTGCAAATCTATTTTTTAAAATTCTTACAGTTGTTTTTTTAGAGTCGTTTATGTCTGATGTTGACCTTTCGCACCCAATACAAATATCAGTTAGTTGGCCAATTGACCCTGACCCTCTAAGTTGTCCTAAAGAAGTTTTAAGTCCGTCAGTATGATCTTTGTTTCCCTCTGGTCTTTTTAAGTGTGAAATAATTATAACACCAATATTCAATTGTTCTGTTAATGCTCTTAACTTTGTCATTAACAAGTCAATAGTTTTTCTTTCATCATTAGTTTCTAATCCACTAACAATGATTGATATGTGATCTATAAATAAATATTCTATATCTAATGCTTTAGCAAAATACTTAATCTTATTTATAATTGTATTTTCTTCTACAGATCCCCAATGATCATAAAGAAATACATTACCATTACCTACTGTTTCTTTATAAGCTTGTTCAAGTTCAGTTTCAGTTACATTATCTCTTTCTATATGAATAGGTTTGTTAAGGTGTAATCCAATTAAACCCTCACAAGTTCTTTTTAAACTTTCTTCAAGAGATATAATTCCTATACGTTTACCCTTTTTAATTAAATGATAAGCAATCTCTTTTGTCATTAACGACTTGCCAATTCCTGAGCCACCACATATTGTAACTATTTCTCTTTTTCTAATACCAAATAGTTTTCTGTTAAGTCCCTCGTAAGGATAAAAAGCAGTAGCTTTCTCATCTTCTTTTTTAATTACTTCCCAAAGCTCCTCACCAGCTACGACACCATCAGGTCGGTAAGTCTTCGCTTCCCACATAGCTTTTATGACATCTGAACCCAAGCCATGCACCAACATGTCGTTTACATCTTTTAGTTCAAAGTTTGCAATTTTAGCTTTACCTACTGATAATAACTCTGCACATTTTTTAGCACAGTCTTGTCCAGCATCATCTTGATCCATAAAAAATATTACAGATTCATAGCTTTCAATAAATTCTAGTTGTTTCTTTAACGACTTAACGGCCCCGTTAACACCGTTAGGTATTCCAACTACAGGATAACGATGGTTGAATAACTGAGAAAGTGAAGCAGTGTCTATTTCTCCCTCACAAATACATAAAATTTTACCACCACCATTCCATAGGTTTTGACCATAGAGAGTAGCTTCGTTTATATCTCCAACAGTTTTAAACTGTTTGTTTTTGTAACGAAGTTTTTGAAATACAGGTTTCTTGTTTTTATCGTAATATGTTGCTACTTGAACAGGCTCTCCATTAACTTGTGTAACTTTATAATCCCATTTTTTACAGGTTTCCAAAGTAAGTTTTCTTTTTGGTAAACTGATTGCATTACCTTGCAATAAATCGCCCCGAACACTGCTTGTAGCCACCACGCTAGTATCATCACTCCGAGTAGTAGTATTGCAAACGAAACAATGAGTGTGACCGTCAGAGTAGAGAGCCATTCCATCACTAGAGGTACAACTCGTGCACGGTAAATGTTTAATAAATTCACTTTCTTCATTACTCATCAAAACCTGCTTTCCGTCCTGCGTTAAGTCGGTCTTGTACAGTTTTTTCTAATTTATTATTTGCTTCAGATAATTTTCTTTGCAATACCCCGTTTAATTTTTGATGTGCATCGTTAATGTCTTGCACACTTCTTATATGTGAATACAAAGCTAAATTTTTATTAACCATATTTTTTAACTTTGTTCGTAAAACATTTATTTCATTAT